TTACATTGCTAACATCTATGTTGTCAAAGACCCTGCTAACCCTGCCAACGAAGGACGGGTGATGTTGTACAAGTTCGGTAAGAAGATCTTTGACAAGATCACTGCTGCAATGCAACCTGAGTTTGAGGACGAGGAAGCAATCGATCCGTTCGACTTCTGGCAAGGTGCCAACTTCAAACTGAAGGCAAAGAACGTTGCTGGTTATCGTAACTACGACTCTTCTGAGTTCGCTCGCACCTCTGCACTGCTGGACGATGATGATGCAATGGAAGCAATCTGGAAGAAAGAATATTCTCTAGAAGACTTTGTTGCTCCTGATCAGTTCAAGAGTTATGAAGACCTGAAGAAGCGCATGGACTATGTGCTTGGTAACAAGGGCACTCCTCGCTTCCAAGATCAGGAAACTGTTGAAGCAGAAGAAGAGTTCCGCGCTTCTAATCGTGGCACTGCACCCGCAGTAACTTCTACTCCTGGCGACTTCAACGCAGAGGATATCGTTGCTTCTAGTTCTTCTGATGAAGATGATGATGCAATGTCTTACTTCGCCAAACTCGCTGAAGAGTGAAGTACAACCAAATCTGCTTGACGTTACTTGTTATAGCAGCATACATCAATCTTTTGAGGGGAGGTTAACTCCCCTTTTTTTATGGCGACTTGATGTTTGGATTACTAGTTCTTATTAAAGTTCTGGTAACATATTCTGAAGACTTCGTATACTTCATGATAGACTTGAAGTCATCTACAAATGTTTCGACGTAACTTGGTCTTAGGATTCTGAGACGACGTTTTTCTTCATTAAGTTCTGTCTCATAACTAAAGTTAGTTACTGGAGTTACGACTTTACTTTGTGCTAGGTTGAGTCTGGTATCCGCTGGATCTGGAATAGTAAAGTTACCATCGACAATTTTGCCAGCAGGAAGAATCAATCTATCGTTACTATCTCTTACTTCTTTAGTAACATAGTGCTTGACTGCATTGAGTTCAGTTCCATATTTGTTGGAAGCATAATTATACAATTCATAATTTGAAAGTGGCCATTCATTTCTGAGATTAATAATCCCAGCACTCATGACTACAACCCAATCATAGTTTGGATTTCCATAGATTTCTTCAGCAACACTATCTGGGCGGGCACCATCTTTTACAATGAAGTTATTGAATAAAGTGAATACATTTTGTAAATCATCTCTTAATTTTACTCTGCGAAATAAATTCTTTACCCTAATATAGTCTAGGGAAGAATTCTTATCATTAAGAAATGATGGATATTCAATATCTGGTATTTCTCTAAAGTAACTCATTAGTAACCTACTCCTCCTACTTCTTCTGTATAATCTCCGCTGTAAATAGCAGTAAGTTCTGAGAATCCCAATGTTAATTGCATATGTACAGGTGTCCCGTCATCATAAGTTGCATAAGTATTTGACCCTGTATAGTTGACTGCCATTCCTGTTAATGCCATGATTTTAAATCTATTTAAGAACGGGTGAGGACCAGCACCATGCATATATTGTAATTTAAAAACTCTTGGAGACTTTAGAAATACACCGCTAACAGTCTTAGTAGAGTCTCTAGTAGCAGCCATATTTATTTTTAAAGTTCTAATAATCTCTTTTACTTCATCCGATTCTTTTTTGTTTCTTGGAACAATATCCCATCCAAACTGAAAAGTTCTACCAACCGTAGAATTAAATAATAACTGTTGATTTGGGTTGAGTGCTATACCATTACTTCTACCAACTACTGCACCAACACTCGATCCTGCAAGAGCATTTGCAACTAAACCAGCAGTATATCCAGATATTATTTTTTGTGCAGATGGTCCGTTAGTTTCTAACACTGTTTTAACCATACCTGATACAGTCCCCAGCATTGCTCCTGCAGATTCTATTACATCTGCATTTTTTTCTGCACCACTTAAAAAAGCGTTTGATGCTGCTACAATACCTTGTGCTATTGGATTTAATCCTCCAGCTTCCCAACTTGCAGAGTTACTGTCAACAATACCTTCTGGTATTGGTAATATTATTGTTCCTTTTAAATCATTCAGTCCAGTTTTTTGGGCTTCATCACTTGTTCTTAGTCTTAATAATTGTTTTCCATCTGGTCTAGATGCAAAACCCAAACCTGGAGGTGTAAAGTCAAATATCTCTATCTTTAGGTAGTCGTCAGATTTGTCTAATTTAGTAGAAGGATATCTTAAAGACGCAACAGTTTTTTTCTCTTTATTGCCAGATGAGTTAGTGGTTTCAGTAGAGGGTGTTGAACTCCCACTTTCGCCAGCGTTCGCTTTTTTAAAAGCTTCTGCTTCTGTATCTTTATAATTATCAGGAAGATTCCCTAACATTTATCTACTTTCTAGTTATTTAGACGCTTTTTTCCATATGACAATCTTTTAGCATCTTCAAGTTCTTCACCATCTTCAACATTATATGTTCCACCAACAATTTCTGGATAGGTGTACTGTCTGAAACCTGGCCAATGATAATTTAAACCTCTGAATCCCCAAGAGAATATTTCAGTAACAGCGACTAGAGGAAATTCGTCATATTGAATGTTTGGTGTCTTAGGGGAATATACAAAAGTATAATACTTTCCGACTTCTGGCACTCCCTGGGATTCAGTTCCCAATGCTTCCATAATGTCTTGCATTGTATCGTCGGGATCTTCCCCGCCGATTTTCTTTTGTACCAATCCCGATAAGCGACTCATATTCCTAACTCGATTTCGGTAATAACTTTGAATTCCCAACCACGATCAGCACAATATTCTCTTGCTGCTGCCCATTTCGATTGGTTCTTAGCATATTCATATGCTTCTCTAAGGTAACCTTTTGTTTGTCTTTGAGGTTTCTTTGGAGGAACAGTCTGCTTCTTTGGTTTGATTTCAATTAGATATTTCTTTATAGATTTATTTGACTCCTTTATCTTAATATAGAAGTCTGGGAAATATCTATGAACTCTTCTATCAACAGGAGAACGGTAAGGTACAATAATTTCTTCGCTTCCCCATTCTAAAATGTTTTCATTCAGATCACAGTATCTCATGAATTTTCTTTCCCAAAGAGACCTATAAATTATGTTAGTTGGATCTCCTTTATATTTCTTTGGAAACGATGGTTGATATTTTCCCGAATATGCCATCTAAATAATAATAACTAATCATACTGGTATTTAGTTTGTCAGCACCATTCCCAAGAAGAATAAGCGATTTCAAAAGAACTATTACGAATGTCGCACAAACGTCTCAATATGAGGTTCGGTTTGGCGCACCTCCTGCAGCGTTAAAGGAGTATCTATCTGCAAGAGGTGTAGACCAAAGGTTCATCGCTGGTGATTGTGGATTGTTATGTTATAGTACATCTTTACCTGTTGCTTCAAATGCGACTGTTAATGTAACTGGTAACTTTGCGGGAGTAACTGAAAAGTTTGCTCATACAAGATTGTATACTCCTATTACTATGGAGTTTTACGTTGATAAAGATTATAAGGTTATAAAATTCTTAGAGCACTGGATGGAATTTATGAACAGTGGTTCATATAATCCACAAAATGGAACATCAAATTCTGGAGGATTTTCGCAAGCAGATCCAAATTACTTTGCGAAAATGCAATATCCAGATAATTATAAGATGGATCAGACTAAGATTACCAAGTTTGAACGAGACTATCTTAATAGTATAGAGTACACTTTCTTTGGATTGTTTCCAAGAGCAGTATCTCCTATTAGTGTTGGATATGATCAATCTAGAACTTTAGTAGCATCTGCTAGTTTTGAATATACTCGTTATGTTTCTGGAAAGATCAATAGTATTGATCGGAAGAGAGGCAGATCAAATAATAAAGATTATACTAATATCTGGGAGAAAACCAAGCATGTAAACTTCACAGAAGTTTATGAAACTTTAAAAGATGATGATTCTTGGTCTAAGGGTTTTAAAACTTTGGATGCTGATTATTCCTCAGCGTTTAGTGCTGACAAGAAAAATAGTTTCGTTGCTGGAGAACTAGATCTTGGAGTTGATTACGATCTCTTTAAATGATGCGCTAAATAATTTTACTGATATTATTCTAGGTTATGCCATTACCTGTCATTTCTACACCAACCTATGAGTTGTATTTACCTGTTACTGGTAAAAAAATCAAATATAGACCTTTCCTTGTAAAGGAAGAAAAAATTCTCATCATCGCAATGGAGTCCGAAGATGAGAAGCAAATTGGTAGAGCAGTGAAAGACGTTCTATCTAATTGTATTCTTACAAGAGGTGTTAAGGTCGATAAACTTCCCACTTTTGAGATCGAGTATCTATTCTTGCATGTTAGAGGTAAGTCTGTAGGAGAATCTGTTGATCTCTTGATCACTTGCCCTGATGATGAGCAAACTCAAGTTCCTATCGGAATTGATTTAGATGATATTCAAATTGAAGTACTCAATGAGCACAATAGAGATATTGTTCTTGATGATAACTATACTATGAGGATGAAGTATCCATCATTGGATCAGTTCATCAAGTCAAATTTCAATCAAACTGATGTATCTGTTGATGAAACCTTTGATCTGATTTCTGGATGCATTGAACAAGTCTTTAGTGAAGATGAAGCATGGAGTGCTTCTGATTGCACCAAAAAAGAATTGTTTTCTTTTCTAG